CGATTTAGAGTATTAATTAGTGGTCGTAGATTTGGTAAAACATTCCTTGCAGTTAATGAATTAGCAAAATTTGCTAGATACCCAAAAAGAAGAATTTGGTATGTGGCACCAACCTATCGTATGTGTAGGGATATTATTTGGAATGATCTTGTTGATAGATTAACTCAACATAAATGGTTGAGAAAAACCAATAATTCTGATTTAACAGCAAACTTAAGAAATGGCTCTGTAATATCATTACGAGGCGCTGACAATGAAAACAGTTTACGAGGTGTAGGATTAGATTTTTTATGTATGGACGAATTTGCAGATATAAAGGAACATGCTTGGTATGAAGTATTGCGACCTACCTTATCTGACCGAAATGGTCATGCTTTATTTACAGGCACACCAAGGGGCTATGGAAATTGGAGTTACAATCTTTTTTTAAATCAAGAAACCAATAATGAATGGGCTAGTTTTAAATATACAACATTAGAAGGTGGTCAAGTATCATCAAATGAAATTGAACAGGCAAAACAAGATTTAGATGAACGAACATTTAGACAGGAATATGAAGCATCATTTGTTAATTATGCAGGTCAAATTTATTATAATTTTGATAGGGTGGAAAATGTTATTGATGAATATGAGCCAAAAACAAACACAATACATATAGGCATGGATTTCAATATTGACCCAATGAGTGCCATTATTACTGAAATTATTGATGATAAAATATATTGCTTTGACGAAATAATTATTTATTCATCAAATACAGATGAAATGGCACAAGAAATAAAAGCAAGATATCCTAATAAAAATATTTTTATATATCCTGATCCTGCTTCAAAACAAAGGAAAACAAGCGCAGGTGGATTTACTGATTTAAGTATTTTAAAAAATGTTGGTTTTAATGTAAGAGTTAGAAATAATCACCCTTTAATTAGGGATAGGATTAATGCAGTAAATACCAAATTAAAAAACACAAATGGGAAACGAACATTATTTATTGCTAAGAACCTAAAAAATATGCTAAAAAGCATTGAAAGACAAATTTACAAGGAAAACACAGTGATACCTGATAAGGATAACAATTACGACCACATGAATGACGCATTAGGATATTTAGTTGAGTTTGTTTTTCCACTTAAAAGAGATTTTACACCTAGCAAACCTAAGAGGTGGTCATAATGGCAAATTATTCAAGAGAATTTTTAACATCAAGGCATAAACATTATGAAGAAAAAATAAGTGATTGGTCTTTCCATTATAGATCATATACAGGTGGACAAGATTATCAAAATGGCTTTTTATTAAATCGTTATGTATTAGAAACTGATGAAGAATATTTAAAACGAGCAAATAATACACCCATAGACAATCATTGTAGGAATGTGGTACAAATTTATTCATCATTTTTATTTAGAGTTCCCCCTACAAGAAATTATGGAAGTTTAGATGGTGATCCTGCAATAGATAGTTTTATTAGAGATGCCGATTTAGATGGAAGATCATTTAATAACATCATTAAAGAAATGCAAATCAACGCATCAATTTATGGTACTTGTTGGGCTATACTTGATAAACCTAGATTAATAACAAAAACAAGAGCAGAAGAATTACAACAGGATATTAGACCATATATTTCATTATATACTCCTGAGAATGTCACTAATTGGAATTATGAAAGATTGGCAAATGGTAAATTTTATTTAACTTCATTAACATTAGTAGAAGATATTGTTGATGATATGGCAACAATCAAAGTTTGGTCAATGGAGGATATTTGTACTTACATTGTTGAAGATTTCAATAAACCTTATGCAGAAGGTAAGGTTAGATTAATTGATGAAGTGCCAAATATGTTAGGTGAAATACCTGCGATTGTTTTATATAACCAAAAATCACAAAGACGAGGAATTGGCATATCAGATTTAAATGATGTAGCAGAATTACAAAAAGCTATTTACAACGATTATTCTGAAATTGAACAATTAATTAGATTATCTAACCACCCTAGTTTAGTTAAAACACCAAATGTTGAAGCATCAGCAGGTGCAGGTTCTATTATTGAAATGCCTGAAGATTTATCAGCAGATTTAAAGCCTTATATTATTCAACCTTCATCACAATCATTAGATGCTATTATGAATAATATAAACATGAAGGTAGAGGCTATTAATAGAATTACACACATGGGAGCAGTTCGTGCCACACAAGATAGGGTACAATCAGGGATTGCCTTACAAACTGAGTTTCAATTATTAAATGCAAGACTTGCCGAAAAGGCAGATTATTTACAAAATACAGAAGAACAAATTTGGTCTTTATTTGCAAAATGGCAAAATAAAACATTTGATGGTGAAATAATTTATCCTGAAAGTTTTGATTTAAGAGATTATGCTAGTGATCTTGAATATTTACAAAAAGCAAAAGCAAGTGGTGTTCAATCATCAACATTCATTAAAGAAGTGGATAAACAAATTGCAAGAGCAGTGATTGATGATGATGAACAAATAAGAGTTATTGATAACGAAATAGATAGCCAACCAAGTGCTATTGGACAATTTAGTACACCTGCAATAGAAGGCGAACAAATTGCCTAAATTTGACGATCAAAATATTGATTTGCCTTATGGTATAGCAGTACAAAAAGGCATAGTAGATAATTTTAGTGCTATAGGTCAATTTGGATATAACACATCTGTTTCTACTACATTTGCAACTATTTGGGGTGGTACAGGTTTATATTCCTATCCGACTTCAGCAACAACTGCAGTAGCAACTAGTTCTGATACAGGATCAGATAATGGCGGCACAGTTCTGATTACAGGATTAGATCAAAATTATGTTGAAGCATCAGAAACAATTACTATTGGTGGATCAGCTTCTATTACTACATTCATTAGAGTATTTTCAGCAAAGATGCTAACTGCAACAACAGGAAATGCCAATGTCGGTAATATCACTATTACAGTAAATGACAAAACAGTTGCTTATATCAATGCAGGTTATGGCTCTAATTTAAGTGCTATTTATACTGTACCTGCAAATAAAAAAGCATGGTTATTATCAGCATCTATTGGAATGAGTAAACAAAAGGAAGTTGAAGCAAAGATTTTAGCTAAAGGAATTAATAATGGTAATGTTTGGAATACTATCGGATATCAAACTACATTTGGAGTTCCACTTTATAGAGTATTTGAAATGCCAATACCTATTGAAGAAAAACACGATATTGAACTAAGAGCAAAAGCAGATGCAACTTGCTCAATATCAGGAAGTTTTACAATCTTATTAGAAGATGTCACCTATTCTGCCTAAAGGCAAAATAGTATCTATTACCGATTATTGTAATTGGACAAATCAACAACATAACCAAAAAAAATGCCATTGTGGTAAGTTTGCCTGTATAGGATATTCTTATAGGTTTGGAATGTTAGAATTATTATGTTATACCCATTACCAAGAAAGGATTAGTCAATGCCACTCAAAAAAGGATACGGAAAAAAAACAATCGCAACCAATATTAAAAAAGAACTCAAAGCAGGAAAACCAAGAAAACAAGCAATCGCTATTGCTTTAAGTTCGGCAAGAAAATCCAAAAAGAAGAAAAAATAATGCCTAAGAAAAAATCAATATGGGAAAAGAAAAGACCAAAATCATTAGGTAAACCTAAATCATTTAATAAAAAAACTAAAAAATATAAATCAGCTAAAAAAAAAGCCGATAGTATATTTGGTAAAGCAGTTAGCTTAATCAAAAATATGTATATATCAAAAATGGTTAAATAATGGCTAAAAAACAGCAAACCAATTTAGAAATTGAACATGTATCTAAAAAAACAACTATTGGTCATGGTAGGATATCCACCTCAACAATGAATAAATCTAAAAGAAGAAGTTTTAAAAAATATAAAGGACAAGGAAATGGCTAAATATCAAGGCAGGGAAGTTAAATTAAACAAACCATTTAGAACACCTGGCGAAAGAAAAAAATTTGCAGTTTATGTAAAAAACAATAGCACAGGTAATGTTAAAAAAGTTAGGTTTGGTGATCCTAACATGAAAATTAAAAAATCAATTCCTGCAAGACAAAGGTCATTTATGGCTAGACATGGTGCAACATTAAAAAAGGTTAGAGGTCAAAAATCATTGGCACCTGTGTATTGGGCTATTAAATCTTGGCGAAAAGGTTTTAAAGTTTAATAATCTGTTGTAGGTAAACAATTACCAAATAACAAGAAACGCAACCTTTTGTTAAGTAGAAGTTGTGCCACTTAATAGGTCTGATACATTTATTACATGAATAAAACAGGAGAAACTAAAATGAACATCAAAATTAAAGATCACCCACATTGGGCAGGTACTTCTTTCCAAGTAATTATTAATGGTACTAAATTCCCTAAAGAAAGAGGAATATGGTATCAACCAGTTGGTGAAACTGACGAGGAGAAAGAAGCTAAAGCTATTGAAATGGCTAAAGCTGAATATGCAGGTAAATATCTTTCAAGAGCAGGATTCATTTATGAATCTGAGGAAGAATACAATAAAATTTTTGACAAGGAGTGGGCATAAGCCCACTTCTCAGGAGGTAAAAATGTATTATAACGCATATACTCAAAAACATTACGAAGGTAAAAATGTTGAAATTTTAAAAGCAACAGGTTTATCAGGTGGTTTTTTAACATTTAATCAAGCTATAAAATTAGGATATAAAGTTCCTAAAGGCACAAAATCAATAGCAAAATTAAATAAACCACATAGAGAATTAATTGAAAATGGAAATGGTAAATTAGAAGAAAAAATGTCAGCAAGAAAATTTTATGTTTTCCATACATCTCAATTAATACAAGAATCATAAAATAAAATTATGGGGTGGGCATTAGCCCACTCCTTGCACCCTTACAAATTCCACTATATAAACAACTAAATGGCAAAGAAGGAAATTTTAGATCAATTAATAGATTCCCATGAAGAAAGAATTATTGGTGTTTTAAAAACACTTGAAGATAGGATTAGAGCCGAATTAACATTTCAAACAAAAGGTGGTAGTAATTTTAATACTCAATTTGCTATTGCTTATAGACCACAAATTAAATCATTAATTCAAGGCATTTATTTGAAAGAAGCTGATGCAATCATCAATGAATACGACAAAATTGTAAAAGAATACCAAAAAATAGTTAAGAAATTACCTGTTCCTGCTAATTTTAAAATATTACAAAAGGCAGATTTAGAGGTTATTACACAATTAAAATTTTTGTCATTTAGTGGGTTTCAAGAGATCGCTAATGGATTTTTAGACACTATTTCAAATGAAGTGTATCAATCAGCATTAATTGGTAGGTCATTTAATGACATGGTTAAGAATATTGCAGGACAAATTAATGGTATTTATCAACGATCAAATGAGAATCAAATAAACAAATTGGTAGATTATATTGAAAAAAATAGATATTCCTCAAGCGCAACCATTATTGAAAAGGTTAATTCTGCAAAAAATACATTAGCAAGTAAATATGGTGCTGACATTTTAGGGAATAATATGCGTAAATATTCAAGCCAAATAGCACACGATAGTATTATGCAATTTGATGGACAATTTACTAAATACAAAGCCGATCAAGTGGGAATTAAACAATTTAAATATTCAGGTACTAGAATTGATACCACTAGAGATTTTTGTGCTAGAAACATTGGCGAAGTGTTTACAGAAGAACAAGCAAGAGATTTATGGGCAAATTCATCATGGAAAGGCAAATCAGGTAGTGACCCATTTGTTGATCGTGGTGGTTATAGATGTCGTCATTCATGGGTTATCTATAATCCTGAATGGGAAACTATACTTGAAGATTAGGATTTTTTTGTATATTCCTTAGTTAATACTAACTTTAAAGGAGTAGATTATGGCTGACGAGCAACAAACGGAAAAAGTAGAAACTACAACTACTGAAAATGTAGAAAAAGAAGTTCAACAAGAACAACCTAAAAAAGAGTTCATCAAAAACGACAAAGGTCATCAAGTGGATATAGACAAAGTCGTAGCTGATAGATTAGAAAGACAACGCAGATTAATTATTGAAGAACTTGGTGTGGAAGATTTACAACAAGCCAAATTAATCATGGAAGCTAATAAAAAACTTGAGGAAGAAAAACAAATTGAAAAAGGAAAATTTGATGAAGTCATCAAAAAACGAACTCAAGAATATAATGAAAAATTATCTAAATTAGAAAATGAACTCAAAAATGAAAGAATAGATAAACAGCTTATAACTGCGGCATCTAGGAATAACGCAATTAACCCTGACCAAATAAAAGAGTTAATGAAAAATAGTGTTAAATTAAATGCCGAAGGTAAGGTCGAAATACTTGATAAAAATGGAACACCGAGATATAACCAAAACGGTGATCCTTTAACTGTTGAAGAAGCAGTTCAAGAATTTCTTACGCAAAATTCACATTTTCAAAGCGCAACTCCTAGTGGGAGTGGAAGTGTGAGTAATGTGGGCAAGTCGAATACGAATAAGACTTTAAATATTTCGGACTTAGATATGAGTAAATCAGAAGATCGTAAATTGTATGCAGAATATCGCAAACAAAGAGATTCAGTTACTCATTTAAAAATAAACAAATAACTTAAAAGGAGTTAAAAATGGCTAACGAAACAACAAGTTCAACATTAAGTGAACTATATACTGAAATCGTTGCTGAAGCTGAGTTCGTAATTCAAGAGAAATCTATAATGAAGAACTTAGTAAAGAACTACACTATTGCCGGTGGTGGTAAATCTGTGGAAGTTCCGATTTATTCAGCAGTAAGTGCTGCGGCAGTTGCCGAAGCAACCGATCTATCAAATACTGCAGTTAATCCAAGTTCTGTGACTATAACTGCGTCAGAGGTAGGTGTTATGACTACATTAACTGATCTAGCAAGAAATTCTGCTTCAAGAAATGTTGCCGCAGATATTGGTAGATTATTTGGTGAAGGTATCGCAAAGAAAATGGACCAAGATTTAATTGCATTATTTGATGGTTTCTCAACTACATTAGGTGATGGAACAGGTGCAATTTCTGCCGCTTCAATTTTCAATGCCGCTTCAACATTAAGATCAGCAGGTTTACCTGTGGAAGAATGTTATGCAATCCTACACCCAAAAATCGCTTATGACTTAAAAGCTAATCTTACAAATACATTTGCAAACGCAAATGGTAATGATTTAGCCAATGAGGCATTAAGATCAGGATATGTAGGTTCACTTGCAGGTATCAAAATATTTGAAACTTCAAATATGGCAAATACAGGTACTGCAGGTGATTACAAAGGAGCTGTATTCCACAAAGACGCATTAGCAATCGCTATGATGCAAGGCATCAAAATCGAAACTCAAAGAGATGCTTCTCTGAGAGCAGATGAAATTGTAGCAACTGCTGTTTATGGTGTTGGTGAATTACACGATTCTTATGGTGTAGAATTACACTTTGATTCGTCTATTCAATAATATATAACTATGGGTGGGGATTTATTCCCCACCTTAAAGGAAACAAAATGATTGAATTAGTAAAATTAAAAAAAGGCGATAAAATTATTACTAGAACAAAATTTGATTATGAAAAGAATTTTATACATTGGCAATTAAGAGGTTTTGAATTAATTGAAGATCAACCTCAAGAAGAAAAACCAAAGAAAACTAGGAAAAAGAAAGACAATTAATGGCAACAACAACATTTTCAGTAGCGTTAAATGATGTTCAAGAATATCAACCTGATATTGCAGAATATGGTGTTGCAAATTTTGATACTCAATTACAACATGCTGAAGATGATGTTTTAAGACAAATTCGTGAGGAATGGTGGGAAAGATATCGTCATACAGTTCGTTATAAAGATATTACAAAAATTACTTCTATTGAAATGAACAACGCATTATTAACTGCGTCACAATGGAAAAGATGTGTTGTTTATAAGGCATTAGCTGATTACATGATGCCTATTTTAACAAAATGGAAAGACCCAAATGGTGGTGAAGGCAAAGACACTTTCCAAACTAAAATGGATTATTATAGATCAAAATATTCTGAGGAATTTCAGGCAGTATTGCGTGATGGTGTTGAATACGACGAAAATAATGATTCTACAATTCAAACATCAGAAAAAGAGCCAATACATCATTTACGATTAGTTCGTTAATGCTTGATGTAAAAGATAATAGTCGTTTTTTTAAACAGGCACTTAAAATCAAATCAGATAAAGTTAAATATGCAATTCAAAAAGCATTAGGTGAAGCATCTGCTTTTCAAGTAAGTGCTATCAGAAATAGAACAGAGCAAAAAGGCAAAGATGTTTATGGACAACCATTTCAACCATATTCTAAAGGATATATTCAAGCTAAAAGGAAAAGATTTGATGATCCTACAAATCGTGATTTAACACCTAAAAATTTTGTTGATTTAAATATGACAGGAAAAATGTTCAGTGCATTAACATTCACCACTAGACCTAGTCGTGGTGTTGTGTTTTTTAGAAGTGCCGAACAAACTAAAAAGGCTATGATACATAATCAAGGGTTAGGTCGTATGCCTAAAAGAGAATTTTTTGGTATATCTACACAAGAACAAAATAAAATTAATGCAATTATCAGAAAAAACATTACAAAGGCAATAACATGAGTTTAAGAGAAAATATTGCAAATAATATTATTACTGTATTAGATGCAGTAACTTCACCTATTGAATTAAAGAAAATTACTAGAGAACCTTTTAAAGTTGAAGAACTTGCCGACCCTCAATTTCCTGCTTTATATATAACAACATCTGACGAAACTAGAGAAGATTTTGCATTAGGTGATTATTCTGCAGGTAAAAGAGCAGGTACTATTGATTTTATTATTGTTGGTTATGTTAAAGGAACAGATATCAATATAGATACAAAAAGAAATCAATTAATTGAAGTAATTGAAGAAACCCTTGACACAGATAGAACAAGAGGTGGCTATGCTAAAGAAACTAAAGTTATTGAAGTTAATTCAGATGAAGGCACATTATTTCCTTTAGGTGCAGTTAGAATTGTGGTAAGGGTATTTTATGAATTTGTTAGAGGTACATCATAATGGCTAAACGAATTAAAATATATATGCCAAGTGGAAATGATACTGTTGAAGTTTGGGATAATGATATAGACAAATTTCTAGCAAAAGGATATAAACTTGAGCAAGAAAAAAAATCTACTAGAATTTCAAAGAAAAAAGAGATAGAAGTAGAAGAACAAGAACAAACAAATAAAGGAGTAAACGAATGGCAACACATGTCGGAACAAGTGGAGTAGTCAAAGTAGGTGCAAATGCTGTCGCAGAAGTGACAGGTTTCTCAATAGATGAAACAAGTGATACTGTTGAAGATACTACATTAACTGATACTGCAAAAACCTATAAAGTTCTAAGAAGTGATGCAACAGGCACTATTGAATGTCATTGGGACGAAACTGATAGTAATGGTCAAGGTGCATTAACTGTAGGTGCAGAAGTCACTTTAAATTTATATCCTGAAGGTGCTGACTCATCAGATACATATTACACAGGAACTGCTATTGTGACTGGTGTATCTCAATCGGTTTCACTTGATGGTATTATTTCAAGAACTATTAATGTCCAATTCTCAGGTGGCGTAAGCACATCAACTGTATCATAATTTAGATGCCTAAAAAGGATTATCTTGAAGGTGCTATAAATCATTTTAAGCACCAAGAAATTAAAATTATAGAAGTTGAAGAGTGGGGTTTAACGGGCGAAGATGCCATTTATGTCAAACCTTTTACGCTACTTGAAAAATCAGAAATATTTAAAGGTTCTTCTGAAAATGATTTAACTGTTCTTGTTGATGTTATAATAAAAAAATCAGAAACAAAAGACGGTGAAAAAATGTTTGATCTTGAAAGTAAGATCAAAATGAAAAAATTTGTAGATCCTGATATTATTGGCAGAGTTGCTAGTCAAATATTAGGAACATCAAATGAAAATACCCAAACCTTAAAAAAAAACTAGATTCTGACCACGAATTTAGATTTGTCTTTTTTTTAGCAGAAAATTTACATAAAACCATAGGCGAGATATTATCTATGCCTGTGGAAGAATTTTATATGTGGAATGCTTATTACGAACTTAAGCATGATGAACAACAAAAAGAATTGAATAAAATGAAGATGAAGGGTAAAAGAAGATAATGAATAATCAATATATTGTAGAGATATTAGGAAAAGATAAAACAGGTCAAGCATTTAAACAAGTTCAAGGAAATGCTGAAAGAACTAAACAATCAATACTAAATCTTAAAAATGCATTGATTGGACTTGGTGTTGGTGCAGTAGCTAAATCATTTGTTGATGTAGGTAAACAAGTAGAAAATTTATCAATTCGTTTTAGATTTCTTTTCGGCTCTGCTGAAGAAGGTGCAAAAGCATTTGACAATTTAACAAAATATGCCGCCAAAGTTCCATTTTCATTACAACAAATATCCGGTGCTTCAGGAAATTTAGCAGTTGTTGCCAATGATGCTGAAGATTTAAATAGAATATTAGAAATTACAGGTAATGTTGCCGCAGTCACAGGATTAGATTTTGAGACAACTGCATCACAAATTCAAAGAGCATTTTCAGGTGGTATTAGTGCCGCCGATTTGTTTAGAGAAAGAGGTGTCAAGGCTTTATTAGGATTTGGCGCAGGTGCTAAAGTCACTGCAGATGAAACAATAGCTAGATTTGAAGAATTATTTAGTGGTGAAGGAAAATTTGCAAAAGCAACCGAAGAATTATCTAAAACATTAGAAGGTACTTTGTCAATGATTGGTGACAAATACTTTAAATTTCAAAAAGATGTTGCTAAAAATTTCTTTGATGAATTAAAAAAAGAATTTGGTGATTTAGATAAATATTTAGCAGATAATGAATTACAAATCCAAGCATTTGCTCAAGATTTAGGAACTGTTGTAGCAAAATCTATTATTGCATTTGGTGATGCTATTGTATTAGTTAAAGATAATTCAGAATTATTATTCAATGTTCTTAAATCAATCATTTATTTAAAAATTGCCTTATTTGCTATTAATACAGCTAAAGCATTTGCCTTATTAGCAAGTGGAATTTATGCCTCTGCAGGAGCAAGTGAAGTATTTTTAAATACTTGGACTTTTGGTGGGAAAGCTGTTATAGGCAGGGTTGCTGGTGTAGTAAGTTCTGTAATTGGCATGAATGATGAGATGGCACCTTCATTTAAAAAAACAGGACAACAAATATTACAATTATTTAAAGATTTAGATGGATTTGTAGAAAAATTAGACCTTTCAAGTGACGCATTTCTTAGTGCAGAACAAAGCGCAATAAATTTCCAAAATAGTATGGCAAAGGTACAAAAAGCTATGAACCCTCAACAAGCTATAAAATCATTAGATGAATTTTTAAAGAAAAACGAAGAAACATATGCAAAAATTGCAGAGAATACGAAAGAATTTCATCAAACTGAACTTCAAAAAATTCAAGAAAAAGAAACAGAAGAATTAAAAGTAGTACAAGATTCATTAAATAAATTAAAAACAATAAAGGAAAAAGTTGATAATGATGTATTAAAAATAACTGATGAATCTTATGAAAAATTAATCAGTAATATTGATACACAAGAAAGATTAATACAAGGAATTAAAGCAAAATATGGTCAATTAGCGATAGATGAGAAAAAAAGGATTTACGAAGAAGAATTAAAATTAGGAAAAGAAATATTAGAAGAATTTAAAAAATTAGAAGAAGAAAGAATTGAATCAATTAGAAAAGAAGGTGATGCTATTTCTAATTTACAACAAAATTGGATAGAATATTACGATACATTTAGAGCAGGAAAAGAAGTAGGTGATGCTTTATTTAATTCAATTCAAAGTGTTTCAGGTGCTATTGGTGATGCAGTAGCTCAATCGATAGTATTTGGTAAAAATTTTAAAGAAACTTTTGGTAATGCCGCTCGACAAATATTGGCAAGATTAATTTCATCATTAGTGGATATAGGTGTTAAAATGATATTAAACGCAACTATAGGAAGCGCTATTAGGGCAACCGAATTAGGACAATCTGCGGCGACTGCTTCTGCAATATCGGCTATGTATGCAACACCTGCCGCTTTGGTTTCTTTAGCTACAATGGGTACAAATTCAATTCCTGCTAGTGCAGGTATTGCCTCTACTGTAATGTTATCAAATGCAATAGCTATGGCAGGTGGAATACCAAGACAAAATGGTGGTCAAGTATTCGCAGGTCAAATGTACACAGTAGGGGAAAATGGTAGAGAGGCATTTATTCCTAATCAATCAGGAACTATTATTTCTAATAGAGATTTAGGTCGTGCAACAACAGTGAATGTAAATGTTTATGCAAATGATACACAAGGATTTGATGATTTATTAGTTAAAAGAAGAAGTATAATTGTTAATGTAATTAATGATGCTTTAAATAGCAGAGGAAAAGAGGCTTTAATTTAATGAGTGGTACATACCCAACAACACCTGAATTTAAATCAGTAGGATTCGCAAGTGAACAAGCAACAATTACATCTACTACTGATAGTGGAAAGATGTTTGTAGTTCAAGTAGATGGTCAAAGATTTAAATTTAGTGCTAGTTATCCACCTATGAGTAGATCAGATTTTGCTCCTGTTTATGCTTTTATAATGAAACAACGCAGTCAAAAAGAAACATTCCAAATATCCTTACCAGATTTAAAAAATTCTAAAGGTGATGTATCGGGAACAATATCTACTGCATCAGGTTTTAGTGCAGGTGATACTTCAATAGATATTCAAGGAATTACGCAAGATACAAGTATTAAAGCAGGTGATATGGTTAAATTTAATGGTCATTCTAAGGTGTATATGGTTGTAGAAGATGCAACAGGCGATATTAGTAATTTAGCTACTATAACTATTGAGCCACCATTAAGAGAAGATGTATTATCAGGTGAAACTATGTATTACGATAATATTGAATTTACAGTTAGATTAACAAACGATATTCAACAGTTTACTACTGACGATTTAGATACATATAGGTTTGAAGTTGATTTCATTGAGGCTTTATAATGCCAAGAGGGTTATCTAGCTTATTATTAGCAGAGATTGTCAAACAATCTATTAGACCTATTGCACTAGTAGAAATAAAATTTCCAACACCACAACTATTTACTAATCATTACAAAGATATTGTATTATCAGAATATTGGGATTATGCGTTAGGTAATTGGGACGATAGAGCAGGTAATTGGGACGATGGAACAACTTATTTAGCTAGTGGACATTTATTAAAAATATCTGCAAAAACTGAAAGTTCGTCACTAAATGTAAATAATTTTAGTATTAGATTATCAGCAATAGAAAGCACATTTACATCTATTTTATTAAATAATAATGTTTCAAATGATGAAGTAAATATTGATATTGGTTTTATGAATGATAACGAACAGATCATAGATGTATTTAATTATGCTAAAGGATATATAGATGGATATGATATAGATACAAAATCAGGTATAATTACTATTTTTTGTACTTCTCATTTTGGCGATTTTAGTAGAACTGCAGGAAGAAAAACAAATAAAAATTCTCATAAAAGATTTTTCTCAGATGATGGAAACAGTTTTGAATTTAGTGCTGAATTAGTTAAAGATTTAAAGTGGGGTAGAGGTTAATGGGATTTTTTGATGATATTTTTGATGCCATAGGTGATATAATTACGGATATCATTAGTTGGATTATTCCAATTCCTGAAATTCCTGATATTCCTAAAAACGAACAACAAAAAGGCACATTAGTCAATAAACAATCTAATAATGCTCAAATTCCTGTTGTTTATGGTGAAAGAATGATTGGTGGGGTGCGTAGTTATGTTTCTACAGGTGGGAATGATAATCAATATTTATATATAGCTTTGGTTTTATGTGAAGGCGAAATTAATGACATTAAAGAAATTAGAGTTGATGATATTGCAGTTACTTTTAATGGTGATTTAACACATGGAACTCAAAGAACATCAGATGATAGTCGTTTTGGTAATACAATAAAAATACAAGCATTTTATGGAACAGACAATCAAGCACAATCATCATTATTAAATGAAGATACTACATGGTCATCTAAAAATAGAAAATTTAAAGGCATTTGTTATTTAGCTTTACGATTTAAATGGGATCAAGATAAATATTCAAGTATTCCTAAAGTACAAGCAATAATTGAAGGTAAAAAAGTTCCAATAGTAAATAGTAATTTAACAATAACTGAAGATGTTTATTCTAATAATCCTGCTTTTTGTTTATTAGATTATTTAACCAATACAAGATATGGCAAAGGTATTAGTTATGGTGATTTAGATATTGAAAGTTTTTATAATGCTTCTGTAATTGCTGATTCTGAGATTACACCTTATGATGGTGCTTCTAATATACCATTATTTTCATTAAATGTAGTTTTAGATACATCTCAAAAAATTATAGATAATGTTAAATCAATTCTTAGAGGTATGAGAGGATTATTACCTTATTCAGAAGGTATTTATAAATTAATTATAGAATCAACAGGTAGTTCAGTTTTAAGTTTAAGTGCAGATAATATTATTGGTGGTGTTAAATTATCTAGTGAAAAGAAAAATGAAAAATTTAATAGAATAAATATCTCATATATTTCACCTGAGCATAATTACGAATTAAACACAATTTATTATCCTGAAGCAGACGCAGATCACGAAACATTAAAAGATAATGATGGTGGTTTTTTACAAGAATTAAATCTTGATCTTAATATGATTACCAATCCATACCAAGCATTACAATTTGGTAAAATAATTTTAAACAGAAGCAGAAATCAATTAAGTCTTGAATTAACTGCTAATTATGAAGCTATGGATTTAAGTATAGGAGATATAGTTAATGTGACTGATTCTATATTAGGCATGACTGATAAGCCATTTAGAGTTGCAGGTTTATCTATAAATTTAGATTATACAGTTAAATTAAGTTTAACAGAACATCAAGACGCATGGTATGTTTTTGATGGTACTGACGAAATTGAGATTATTGCAGACACTAATCTACCTGACCCATTTACTTGTAATCCACCTGCCGATATTACAATTAGTGATGAATTAATACCCTATTCTGATGGTAATGTGTTAGTTGCTTTAAATATAGAAATAACACCTTCAACAGATAATTTTGTCTTTGATTATCAAATTGAATACAAGAAATCAGATGAAACAGATTATAAAGTTCATGCTAAAGGCTCACAATTATTACAAAGAGTTTTAAATGTTATAGATAAACAAACCTATAATGTAAGAGTTAAAGCCATAAATCAATTAGGTGTGTCATCTAGTTATGTTTATAAAAGTTATACAGTGGTTGGTTTTTCTGCACTCCCTAGTGATGTGGAAGATTTTACAATCAATGTTATTGGTAAAGATGCTTTTTTACAATGGGAACAAATACCTGATTTAGACCTTGCTTATTATCAACTTAGATTTTCTTCATTAACAAGTGGTGCTACTTGGCGAAATTCAGTTTCTTTAGTAGAAAAGATATCAAGACCTGCTACTTCTATTACAGTTCCTGCTAGGGTTGGAACATATTTAATCAAGTCTGTAGATAAAGGAAATAACTTTAGTTTAAACGCAACTTCTGTTAATACAAATATATCTACTATTGGAAATTTTAATGCAGTTGAAACAACAACCCAAGATCCATTATTTAATGGAACAAAAACAAATTGCAGTGTGGTTGATGGAACTTTAAAATTAGACAATATCGCTTCTGTTGGTCTTTATGAATTTGATTCTACTGTTGATTTGCAAGGTATTTATACTTGTAGAGTAAGTGCAAATTTAGAACAATTTTCATCTGATCCTGATGATTTATTTGAAGATGGTAGAGGTTATACAAATTTTGATGATGTACCTACAAACATTTTATTTGATGGTGCTCAGCCTGAAGGCTCAAACGCACATTTAGAAATTAGAGTTTCAAATGATAATGTAAATTATTCTGATTGGAAAAATTTTGTTATTGGCGATTATACTGCTAGATATTTCCAATTTAGATTATTCTTATCATCAAGAGATGCTAATTCAATTCCTGTTGTAACAGGGTGTGAGGTTGTAATTGATATGGAAGATAGGGTATTTAGTGGTGATGATATTAGTAGTGGCACAAGTACATATTCAGTATCATTCCCAAGTAATTTTAAATCTAGCACTTATGCAATAGGTATAAGTGGTCAAGATATGGACACAGGAGATTATTATAGAATTTCCAATAAGACTATCTCAGGATTTGATATAATATTTAGAAATTCAAGTGGTACTGCAATTAGTAGAACATTTGACTATTTAGCAAAAGGATATTAAAAACAAGACATGGCTCAACACGATTATATTATCGCAAATCAAACATTCCCTTCTTACAGAAACGACCACAATAATTCCCTTAGTGCAGTTGTTTCTAAAAACAGTGGTGCTTCCGAGCCTACTACTACTTATGCTTATATGTGGTGGTATGACACATCAAACAATATTTTAAAGATTAGAAATGCTGATGATGACGCATGGATTAATTTTGCATCATTTGACCAATTAAATGACACTATGTCTTTAACAGTTGAAAATTTAACTGTTAATGGATCAGGTACAATTCCATCAGGTACTAAAATGTTATTTCAACAAACATCAGCACCAACAGGTTGGACTAAAGATACTACTCATAACAATAAAGCATTAAGAGTTGTTACAGGCTCAGTAGGAACAGGTGGTACTAATTCTTTTACTAATGCTTTTAATACAGACAAAACAGTTAGTGGAACAACAGGTGGTTCTACTGTCACGATTACAGGTAGCACAGGTTCACATACATTAACGGAAGCACAATTACCTAATATTTCTGGTTCTGCTGATATTTTAAATAGAGGTGGTGGAAGTACAGCAAGTAGAATTGTAAAAAGTAGCACTGGAAATTTTAGCGTTTCAGCAGGTGCGAATTATGGTGAAGGTTGGCAAGGTGAAAGTGGAAGTCAATCAGCAACCTTAACATTTGATTTTGGTAATAGTGAAGGACATACCCATACATCTGGAACTTTAGCAGGTTCTTCACATACTCACTCTTTTAGTGACACCTTTAACCTCAATGTTCAATATGTAGATTTAATTATTGCTGAGAAAGATTAATGAAATTAGAAGTAAAAGATAATTGTCCTTTAAACAATTTCAATCCTTGTAAGAAATTTGATTGTGGTTGGTTTATTCAGATTAGAGGTAAAAATCCTCAGACAGGGGAAGAACAAGATGAATTTGGTTGTGCGATTGCTTATTTGCCTTTAATGATGATTGAAAATTCACAGCAAACAAGACAAGCAGGTGCATCTATAGAAAGTTTTAGAAACGAAATGGTCAAAGCAAATAATGAAACAGTAAAGGCTTTAATGACTAGAGAAATATTAAACAAAATAGAAAAGAAGGATAAATAATGTCACAAGATGGAACAACTGCAGGTGGCTCAAGCTATACGATAGATAATGTCACATTTCCCGTTGGTAGAACTAAACTCAATGCTATCTTAGATGCAATTCGTACTACTAACATTGGTAATACTCCACCTGATTTAGTAGCAGGTCAATTTTGGATTGATAACAACACTCCTTCTACAACTGTTTGGACTTTATATTTTTATGATGGCACAGATTCTATTCAGTTTGCCACAATAGACACAACTGCTAATACAGTTAATTTTATAGATAGTACGTTTGATTTAGTGAATGACACAACCCCTCAACTTGGTGGAACATTAGATGCGAATGGAAATGATATTGACATGGGTACTAATACCATTACTGATACAAAGGTTGGTCAATGGGACACTGCTTATGGTTGGGGTGACCATTCTACTGAAGGCTATATCACAGCATCTAGCACAAATACTTTAACAAATAAATCTGGTAATATTTCACAATGGACTAATGATGCAGGATATATAACTTCAGAAACTGATAGCCAAACATTATCTTTCAGTAATCCAAACCTATCTATTTCAAATGGCAATTCTGTTGATTTAAGTTCTTTAAGTTCAGATGTGGTTAATGACACAACCCCTCAACTTGGTGGTGATTTAGATCTTAATTCCAATGACATTACAGGAACAGGTAATATTAATATCACAGGTTCAGTTACTGCTACTTCCTATAGTGGTGATGGATCAGGATTAACAGGAATTTCAGCAAATGCAGATTTAGTGAATGATACCACCCCTCAACTTGGTGGTAACTTAGATTTAAACTCTAATAACATAACTGGAACTGGTAATGTCAATATTACAGGTACAGTTACAGCAACTTCCTTTAGTGGTGACGGCTCATCTTTGACTGGTATTACCTCTGTGGGTGGCGCAGTAGGTGTTGATTTCAATGACAATGTTAAAGCAAGATTTGGTACAGGGAATGACTTAGAGATTTATCATGATGGTAGTAATTCCTATATTAATGATGTTGGAACAGGAAACCTTTATATAAGAGGTGATAACGATTTAATTATTACCAATGCTAGTGGTACAGAAAACAAAGCAATCTTTGGTTCTAACAGTGATGTAGCATTATATTATGATAATTCAAGAAAGTTTGAAACCACATCTACTGGTATTGATGTTACAGGAACAGTAACTGCTAATGGGATTTCTTTAGGAGATAATGAAACTATTAATGTTGGAGCATCTAATGACTTACAGATTTATCACGATGGCAGTAATAGTTATATAAGTGACCAAGGTACTGGTTCATTATATTTGCAAGGCACAAATCTTGTTCTTGAAGCAACAGATGGAACAAATTATCTTGCTGGTTTTGATGGAACAGCTACTAGGATTTATCATCCAGACGCAACAAATGGAGAAAAACTAACCACCACATCTACAGGTATTAATGTTACAGGAACTTTAACTGCTACAACTTTCTCAGGTAGTGGTTCAGGTATTACAGGTATTCCTAATACTGCTAGTGTATGGGTAAACTTTAACGGAACAGGAACAGTCGCAATTAGAGATGACTATAATGTATCTACAATAACTGACCACGACACAGGTTTATATACAATTAATTTTTCAACTGCTTTAACAGACAATGATTATGCCTGTGGTGGAATGGCTTGTGATAGGAGCAATTCAGGTGGTGCAGCTTATGTTGCTTTCCGTTCACCTTATTATCAAGGCATTGATACAATTCTTACAACTACTAGCACTAAAGTTAATATCATTAACAGTGGTAATCAAGGAGTAGACCCACAGGCTTGTACTTTTATAGCATTTAGATAAGGAGCAAAAATGACAGACCAAACAAAAAGAATTATTTACACACAAGAAAACGGAACAGTAGCTATTCTTATACCTAGTCCAAATTCTGAACTATCTATTGAAGAACTAGCTAAGAAAGATGTACCCACAGGATTACCTTATAAGATTGTAGATGTATCAGAGATTTCTACAGATAGAACCTTTAG